TGTCTTCTTATGGGAGTGCTGACTGGTCAGCTGCGCGGTCTGCGAGGAAGGGATAGCAGGTTAGAGAAAACACAATATCTTGGAGCGATATCAGAGCATTATATCAGTATTTTATCAGGTGTTCCATGGCTATTAGGCTACTTTATTACCCTAATAGCGTTGGAACGGAACAAATATAAATGGCAACTAGACACGTCGTATTTACAATCAATAATTGGACAGAGGAAATTTGGCTCGAAGTAACTCAGTTTGACTGGCTCTACGTCGTGGTGGGCAAGGAAATTGGCGAATCTGGAACTCCGCATCTTCAAGGGTACGGATGCTTTCACAAAAAACAGAGGTATGCAACTTTGGCGCGAAAATGGAAGGGTCACTTTGAGGTTTCCCGCGGAACCCCGCAACAGGCCTCAGACTACTGCAAGAAGGGAGGTGACTATTTTGAGAAGGGAGAACTACCAGAATCTCAATCAGCTAAAGGAGGAGAAGCTACTAAGAAATTATACGAAGACGCATTTTCATTGGCTCAAAAAGGGGAGATACTCAGTATACCAGAACCACTCAGAACTCGCTTTTATGCAACTTACAAGAAGGTAGCTAAGGACTACATGCCGAAACCAGAATCTCTCAGTGAATTAAAGAATCTCTGGATCTGTGGAGAAGCCGGTGTTGGAAAGACTGTACTAGCAGATCTGATACTTCCCGATGCCTACTCAAAGAACTGCAACAAATGGTGGGACGGTTACCAGAACGAACCAGGGGTCATCATCAACGACCTAGGTATTGAACACAAGGTACTAGGACATCACCTGAAACTATGGGGAGAGCACAGAGGATTTATAGCAGAAACTAAAGGTGGAGCACTCCATATCAGACCAGAACGTATTATCATTACAAGTCAGTACGAAATCGGGCAGGTATTTGAAGACTGGGAAACTCGAGATGCAATTAGAAGAAGATACAAACAACATAAACTCACAGGAGCATTTACAAGAGAAGCATTAATAGAATTAGCTAGTAAACTTTAAAATCTCCCAAAAACAACTCCCAAAAC